GTTTACGTGTTGAATTTAGCAAACTTTGTAGTTTGCGTAATCTTTCTTATACTAGTGAGGAGTATTGGCCTATTTTTGATGGTCAATGTAAAATGTATATTCACTATTTTAATAATAAATATGATAACCATCCAACCTGGATAGATATTCGGGCTAATTATATAAGTGAGTATGATGTACATCGATTATATTATGCTCATGAGTGCTCACTTTTTGATAAAGAAGTTGCATTAAATGAATGCTTCTTTACAACTATGGTTAAAAATGGAAAGAAAAAGATTAAAATTATCAATCAGCAATCTAATAGGATTGCAGATAGAGTCGAGCGTAAGCTGGTTGCTAAGTTGGCTAAAAAACAGTTGCCTGACAACCCGCAAAATAGGAAGAAATATAAAAAGAAGATCAAGGGTAAGGTCCGAAGAGGTACCGTTAAAAACGATTATTATAGATCATTAACAGATCCTGAGAGAGGTTATGATGCTAAAATCCCTGATTTGAACTCTTTTCCTACTTGTACTGGTGCTGTTACATTTGATGCTACTATCACTAGTACTGCAACTGGTACGTATGCTTATGTTTTTAGTCCATTAGGTATGCTTTGGGCCTCTCCAAATGCTAATGGTTATTATGGTACGGCACAACCTACAGGTGTTCAACCATCTGGAATGGTGCCAATGTTAGCTAATTCATCAAAGATTAGACCTGTGTCTGCTATTGTTAAGGTTGAGTATGTTGGTAATTCTCAAACTGATGCTGGTCAAATTTGTTGTGGATTGATAGAAGATATCAATCCATATAGTTCTGGAGGTTTATTTTTAGGAACGTTAAGTTCATTTTTGGCGTTTCAAGCCATTCCTTGGTCTAAGACTATTCCATTGAGAGGGGGTTGTGCTATTAGGTATCGTCCTAGTGACCCTGGAAGTTTAGATTTTATGGCTGATACTAATCTAGGTAATACTGCAGTTAACACTTATTATTCTTCTGTTGGATCTGGTGCCCCAACCAGTTATCCTCATATGTTTTTTGCTGTTAATGGTGCTAGTAATAGCACTAGTATTGCTAGGGTTAGAGTTTGGTGGAATTTTGAATATACTCCAGCTAATGATCAGTTTGCTAGTGTTTCAAATGCTGATCCATCTCCAGTTAATTATGCAGCTCTTGAAAGGGCTCTTAATACTTTTAGTTGGGCTGAAATTGCTAAACCACTTATTAATGTTGGTTCTAGTTTATTGGGGCAAATAGTTCAACAACAAAGTCAAAAATTATTCTCGCGCGGAATGAGCGC